GCATATTTAAATTGTACTGTGTAAGAACCAGAAGTTGAATTTTTTAAAATATAAAAAGTTTGTACATCTAAAGGTATTGTAACGATTTGGTTTCCTGTAATTGTACCTGTAAATTCGATAACTCTGTGAGCAAGAACAGCTCCAGTTGATCCATCAGAAACTGATAAAGCAGTTGTTTGAGCACCACCTGCAATAGATTGCGCTGTATATCCACCAGCTATCTGCTCGATAATTTGTAAATTTGTATTTGTCTTTGTACCCCATGTTCCAGCATTTTCACCAGTTGCCTGAAGTTCAATACCCAAGGGTGTATATGTTGATGCCATATTAAGCTGCTTCTCCTGTTACATCGTTATAACTGGTATTTGAACCAGTTGCAACATCTGAATACGAAGTATTAGAACCCGTTGAAATATCACTATACGATGTGTTACTTCCCGTGTCAATATTAGCATACGCTAATACATTTACCGCTCCTACACTAACTGTAGCCGATTGTCCAGTTAATCCCATAACTTGGTCTTTTGGATCTACGGTTCCCACAGAAGCCGTAGCAGAAACACCGGTTAATCCCATTACATCAGCTATTGTTAAACTACCTACAGAAGTCGTTGAAGATTGACCTGTTAAAGTTACAACTGAAGATCCTAGTCCTACTAAAGAACCTAAAGTGGTCTCTATATTTAATCCTGATAATAAAGCTGCATCGTTTGGAACTACGACAGAACCTAAGCCAGTTGTTACAGCAAAACCAGTTAGATCAGCATCGTGTGAAGTTACACCCAAAGCTGTTCCTTGTGATGAAGTTATTGCTAAACCTGTTGGTGATACATCTTCATTTGGTGCAACTGCAGTTCCTTGAGCAACAGTAGACTCTTGTCCTGTTAATCCCATAATTTGATCTGCAGGATCTACTACACCAATTGCTGCTGTTGAGGATAATCCAGATAAAGCAAAAGATACATTTATTACATTTGTAATTGAGTTAACAGATGATTGAAAAGATACACCACCAACTTCTACCGTTTTTGGTATTACCGGTGAAATAGAACCAACGGATGCTGTTGATGAAACTCCTGTTAAAGCAGCAGATAAATCTATAACATTATTAATTGTGCCTAATGAAGTTGTAGATGATACACCTGTTAATGAAACTGTTTCGTCAGCTAAATTTCCCCACTCACTGTCGTTCCATGCTTTTGCACCCCAACCAGTTGCAAGGACTGCATCACGGTTCCAATAAGCTTGGCCCCAGGTGAATCGACCCCATCCTGAAGAAACCGACATATTGGTCCTCCTAAGCTAATCTTATGATAGCGTTTGTAGCGTCTGCTGTAGGGAATTGAATTGTGAAAGTTCCGTTAGTCGCTGTTTTGTCAGAACCAAAAGCGATTGCACAAACAGCTGCGTTTGATTCAGATGAATTGTAAATTAATGCACCATTAGCCGTAAATGAAGCAGATGAAAAACTTACATCCGAAAAATCACAAAGCGCAGTTGTGCTTGACGAAGTTGGAGTAACGCTTGTTAGCGTAGCACCACCAGATGTGTAAGCAGTTCCTGATGTATTTGTAATTTCTTCTGAAGTTGAGAATGCAGTTGTTCCTGCACCTAAAGTTGCGTCACTGTCATACAAAGCAATTTTAAAAGTGTCACCAGTTGTTGCTGTGAAATCGTGAACACCTTTTAATAGTTCTACTTTAAAACTTGTACAAATTGCTGATGTAATTGCCATTTTTTATCTCCTATGGGTTTGCTGAGGTTACTGGAATTCTGACTGTACCATCTGTATAGTCGTCTCTTCTTCGTCTTCCAACTTGCTCGTTAGCAAACTTCTGTACTTCTTCTTTATACTTTTGCTCGTATAAAGTCAACATATCGATGGGACCTTTTAAAAAGCCATAAGTCTCTGCTAAACAGCAGTATAACAAGCCATTTGGGAAGTTTAAACTAACATAATTAGTAGTATTATCAGAGGCTAAAGTATCCGGCATCTTATTGTAATGAACTCTAAACTTATAATTCGTATTAGGTGTAGGAGCTAAAAAAATACGCCCAGAATTAGTATCTCCATCTCCAGTGGCATTACCAAACATAGCATAGTATTTTGGTTTACCCTGTGCTGCAGCTGTGCCTGTAATCGGTTGATATTCTTGTAGATAAGTTACATCTTTTTTCTCTAACCAAGTATTTGCTCCTGTGAGCACGGCGCTTGAATCATAAACTTGTATACCTCTAATAAATAAACATCCACCTGGAGCATTGATAGTTTCTTGTCCTGGAACTAAATTACCAGATTGTTGTCTTCTATCTGCATCGATAGGCACATCACGCATAATTCTATATTGCGCATTTAAAATAATATTTTCTAAAATATCTGTTGTTAGCACATTAGAATCTGTTTCTGTGTAGTTCCTAATTTGCGTAATTAATCCTGAATAACTTAATCCTGCCATTATGCTTCTTGTGTAGCTGGTCCAGCGGACGCAGATCCACCTCCTCCTATTTCTGTTAATGAAGCTGTTGCTCCAGATGGAAATGTATAATTATTAGCATCTGTTTTAGTAATTGTAAATCCACTTGAACTATTTATAGTAGCGGCTGGTATACCACCAACCAACTCTGAATCTCTGAATCTAACAACATCGCCTGTGGATCTACCATGATTTGGTTCGTTAACAGAAACAGTTGCAGATCCATTAGTTGTTGTAAACGCATTCAAAGGTAAAAGATTTGGTGTTGCAGGTTCTGATCTATCAGGTCTAATATTTCTTAAAGATATAGAATCACCATTCATAGGTTTTGGCTCTAATTGTGGTTGCTTTGGTTCAAATTCAGATATGTGAACAAAAGAACCATTCCATTCTCTAACCATTTCTTTGTATGGAAACTCCATACCAGATCTATCTGATATTGCTTTTGCGTATTTACCTGTTGCGTATTTTGCCATTATGTACTTGGGTAATAAGCTTTAGGCGTAATATATGTGCTTGAAGCTGACCCATCCTCCGCTAGTGCTCGAGCTAACTCATCTTCATAAGCTAACTTCATCGCTTGAATTAATTCTGGTTTATATTTTTGTGCAAGATAATATGCTAATCCTGATACCATACAAGGCACAAATCTAAATGGCACATCCGTTGCATTTGTATAATCACCTACATCTTGTATTCTTTTTATAAAATAAAAGTGCATATCTTTAGATGCATTTGTAGAATCAGGTGTTGGATAAATATGTATTCTAACTTTGTCTATAAATCTTTCTACCCAATATTGATTAGGTGTTCCTTTTGATAATTTATTTGAAAACGCAGCGTAAGTAGATCTATCTACTTTTGTCATTGGTGAATCTGCTTGTGTAGTTTGAGTTCTGTTAGATCTTAATTGTGCTTCTAAAACATCTGATATACCAAAAACACTGGCAGGAGAAGTAGTGGTTGCACTTGTGCCATCATCGGATGATCTAAAAAAATCGTAATCTGATTGTCCCTCTATCAAATCAAGATTGGTATCTCCTATTTCCCAATAATGAATACCTCTATTACCCCATTCTTGGAACAGGATATTTAAAGATCTTCTAGCATTTTTTAGTTGGTATCCAGCTACATTCTGTAAACCTATACGCTCGAAAGATTCTTCTACTATTTCATCAATAGCAAAAGTTCTATCAAAGGTAGCTGTACCCGAAGTAGTGTTAGCCATTTAAACTCCTTAGCCGGTATATCCGATAGTAACAGATGTTGTATTTGTTAAATCTAAAAATACACCAGTTTCACATCTTATACCACTTCCAGGCACATAGATATCTAATCCTTCAGTTCCGCAATTTGCTTCGTATACCAAAGTTCCAGATGCACTTGTTCCATCGTAGATTTTAACATTACTGTTAGCCACACCCTCTGCTTGAATGTATGTAATTCTAGCTGGTCCTAACGCAGCTCCTGATGTTCCATCAAAATCAGTCACAGTTCCAAATCTACCGTCTGAAGTTCTACAAGAAAACTTTTGATCTGATAACGCCATATTTTATCTCCTATTATATAGTGTGGAGCCGAAGCTCCACACTAAGTATTTATTAACTTACTGCTGCACTAAATGGTGTGGCTGCATCACCAGTTCCACCAGTGTTCACTTGAACACCCCATCTGTTTTCACCGATTGCTTTGCAAGTTATGATTGTTCCAGCTAATCCTCCAGTCGTACTACCGTTTAAAGTAATAGTGTCAGACGCAGCTGCAGTCATAAACCCTTCAGCGTTATCGTTAGTGTCTGTGTCAACAATAACTGCGTTACCAGTCATCGTGTCACTAGCGTTAGCAACTTGTAAAACAAAGTCACCAGTTTTAGTTGTTCCAATGTATATCTCAAAAGAAGCACCTAAATTGTTCGCTGAGTTTGGATCGTTACCTGGACCCGCAACACCTGAATCAGATGATGAGTTAATC